AGGACCTCGGGGAACCCGTTGACATTACAACCGTCACCGTTCTGTTGGTCTGGCCGACGCGTAGCCTCACAGTGAAACGTCGCCTGTTGATCGCCGGTCACTCACCATGTCTGGCGGCTAACCGCAGCCCCGCGCGATTCTAACAGCCTAACAGCTGATTGTCGTGAGAGCGCCGTACCTCGAAAGAGGAAAAGCGTTTATTTTGTTTCAAAATGTCAGTGACACATAATCCAATTCACTAGAATAGGAAGAAGATAATGACCTATGACCAAGTCAAGGAAAGTATCGACCCGTCGAAGAAGAAGAAGGACCTGCGAAAGGTGCTTATCTGCCCTGGTCGGGATATCCGCGTCGAATCCGCTTTTGAGATAAACGTCGTCGAAAATGTTACCGAGTTAACCACTCTACTTAGTAATAACGCGGCGGCTCTTTCAATCAGTGACCTCCGGGTCACTAAGCTCCTCGTGGAGTACGCCGACCTATTTGAGGTTGAGCCTGTTCTCCTCAGTGGCGTACCGGGCTGCGATTACACACCTGCGTACGAACAACTGACGTGGAGTCTGGAGCGTACCGGCTACGACGCCCTAGTCATCGAGGTCGGCTCCGAAGAGCGCATGAACGCTCTGAAGGAAGCTGAGCGACCGAAGATGGCAGGGGGTAAGCCCGTGCCGAACAAGCGTCAGGACGTCGTTGACATGAAGGTGCCTGATGATTTCGACGTGGAGGATGGCGCCGGATATGACTGAATTCGAAAAGCTGTGGGACTACGATCCCTCCTCCCTCGGGTGGATGCTTAAAGGATTCAGTCGCCGTAACGACCCGCTTCCGCAACGTCGCGCCCTTGAGGTTTTACCGGGTGTGTTTACGTTCGACCCAAGATTTCTGGTCTACGTTCGCGCACTAAGTCAGGGGTTGAATGACCATCCAAAGCTACAACCGGCCGTCGATGAACACCTGATGGTGTCAGAGAATGGCATTCACACAACTTTCAACCGTATCCGTACTGTTGGCGGTTATGCGAGTAACCCACTTGGTTGGGTTCCGGTTAGCAACGCACTCTTATGCGACGGTCTTGGCATTCCAACTGACTTCCGTAACACACGGCATCGGATGATCTTTGACGAGTTCTTTGATATCGTCTGGTCGAACTGGAAGCCTACATCCATCAAAGTTCCCAAGCACTCTACACTTGGAGTGCCGATGCTATGGCAGCATGACGCCGCATACAAACGTTCTGCAGCTCTGTTCCTGTATTCGAACATCGATGACATTCTTTCTCGCGTTGCGAGACATGAATGGGAATCGCTGGCTCGTGATTACGGAATCGTCTTCTGCTACGTGCTTAACCGCCGTGGTCAGGTTGATGAACCGGGCAAAGTGCGTGAAGTCGCCGACTTGGAGTATGCGATTTCCGGTGGCCACCGTGGTGCTATGATCAAGTCGGATAAACACGTCGAGATCGATGGCGTTAGTTGGGACGACTTTTCCGCTACTCGTGAGCGCATCGTTCAGGGCGCTTCGTGGATGCTCAACTGCATCTTACAGCCGCTCTCAACGGGGTGTATGCACGCGTTGTTCGAGATGTACCCCAAGGTATTTCACCATACCGACCCTCAGGAGATTGCCGAGGACGCTTTCAAGTTTGGCGACCTCACAGCTTCTGACGTTGTACAGTATGACTCGACTATGCGTGAGTTCTTGATACGCCGTGCGTTTACTCGTGCTCGCGCCTTTTGGCGTAACGACCTCGTGGACGCAGCTGAGATTCTCTATTTCTCACCCTACTTCAGTCGACCTCTC